CCGGAAGATATACCGGATCCGACCATTCTCCCGCCGGGTCAGTAGCCGTCACATAAAAATTGCCGCCACCGACAACATTGGTAGTAATCATATAAAATACACCCTTATGATAACGAAGGGTAGGCGCATATATTCCCTTTGACATCGCAAGTCCATCCAGTTTTAACTGGGATTCTCTTGTCAGTACATGTCCGATTTGTGTCCACTCACTCAAATCTTCACTATAAAAAATAGGAACTCCCGGTGCATACGAAAAAGTAGAGTTCACCAAATAAAACACTCTTTTTGTACTTCCGTCTTCTGCTATAGTATCCACTGCGCACACAGACGGATCCGGATAAAAACCGGCCATAACCGGATTCTTAATAACTGCCATTATATTCTCCTCCTGAATACCACATATAAATCTATTCTATTGTAACCCATGTTCTCTGTCAAAATAAAGTTGTTTTTGTGAATTAACTTCTCGTATAATATCCTGCCCCTGCCTGCTTGGCCAGATTTTTCATACATAACTGTACCAGCGCAACACTTACCTGGGCAATCGGATAGTGTTTCCTGCTTTCCTCATCCAGACTTTCATAAATGGAAGTAAGTGAAAGCGGCTTATAATCCAAAGCCGCCACCACCGCTTTTTCCAAAAAAGACAATTTCCCAATCTGCAATTCCTGTTCTGCTCCCGTTTCATTTTCATTTTTCATACGGTTACTACCCGGACTTCTCCGGTTATATTTTATACAAAGTTCCATCAGTTCCTCCTCAAACTCCTTAACAGCCGGCAAAATATATGCTCCCCCATCGCTTGCTAATTGATACTATTTATTAAAAGAAAATAATGGAGTAACCCCCACTACATTATGCCCCACCCCTCTCGACTATGTAAAAACACCCCCTATGGGGATAGGGGTAAAAGGGGTAAAATCATCCATCCCCTATTTATAATATGTAAAAACACGGCAAGAAACATAATAATCCCTTGCCGTGCTATTGTTTTCATTCTTACTGATGTCTTTTGTTTTCCCACACCTGTGTAATGGTAGTTCCGTCCTTAAAGTGAAATTCTAAAGTATCCTCAAACACGTTGCAGTACTCCAGCACTTTGCTTACCAATTCAATATCCATGCCCTTAAGTGGTTTTGCTTTTGTCAGTTCCGTAAATTGCCTAGCCCTTAACTTCTCTAACTCATTTCCGTCCTGAATCATGGTTTTCCACTTCTGAAGCAACTCGCCTCTGTTTTCCACCATCTCATTCCATGCTCTGATAAAGGCATCGTGGATTGCTGCTTCCTGAATACCGAATCCTTTACAAGCCAACACCCCTTTGGTCCGGTACCTCTCTCCGCAATCCCAAATGATAATCTTTCCCCAAGACCTCGTAAGTGTTCTTCTTTGATAAACGTGTCCGCATTTCATACAAATCAGCTTGCAGGTGAAAGGTTGGGCATTTGCATCAATACCGCTTGAGCGCAGTTCATGTTCCTGCCTATAAAGTTCCCTCCGGTCCAGTTCCAATTGTGCTGCTTCCCACATTTCTCTGCTCACGATTGCTTCGTGGTCGTTTCGGATGTGGTATTGCGGAAGTTGACCTTCGTTCATTACTTTTTTCTTGGTAAGGAAATCCTCGACAAAAGACTTTTGCAGGATTGCATCCCCCATATGCTTTTCGTTCCGAAGCATACGGACAATGGTGCTTGCTGCCCATTTCCCTTTTCCCTTACAGGTAGGTATCCCCTCATCCGTCAGCTTCCTTGCCATGGTAGCAGGTTCCCAACCATCAAGGAAGGCTTCAAAAATCCACTTCACAACCTTTGCCTGTTCTTCGTTAATGATGAGGTGTCCGTTTTCGTCCTTATCGTATCCGTAAAAGTTTCCCGTGTCGATATGGTAAATCCCCTGCTTGTATAAGGAGCGGATACCCCATGCGGAGTTTTCCGAAATCGACCTACTCTCATCCTGTGCCAAAGAAGAAAGGATGGTAAAGAGCAACTCCCCTGTACCATCCATCGTATTAATGTTTTCCTTTTCAAATTTTATCCCGATTCCGAGGTTCTTCAATTTTCTCGAATAATTAAGGCAGTCTTGCGTGTTTCTAGCAAAACGGCTGATTGACTTCGTTATTACAAAATCAATCAGCCCCGCTTCACAATCCGCTATCATTCTGTTAAAATCGTCTCTCTTTTTCGTGGACGTACCGGATATACCTTCATCTGCGTATATTCCGGCCAATTCATAATCAGGATTTTTGCCGATATAGTCGGTGTAATAATTTACCTGATTTTCAAATGAGTTAAGCTGTTCATCCTGCTCCGTTGATACTCGGCAGTAAGCAGCCACACGTATTTTTTTGTAGTTAACGCCTCTGATTTCCGTCCTGCTCTTGGCAGGAATTGCGATTACTTCTCTAACCATATGCTCTCTTCCTTTCTATTTTTTATATGGGCAATCCTCGCTCGCTTCGTATTCTTCCTTGGGATATGCCGTAAACTGTTTCTTGCCTTCTTCATCCAAATACGGAACAATGGTCAATTTCTCCGTAACCTCTCCCCACGGTAAGGCAAGCTCCGCCGGGAAGTATATTCCTTTGCACCGTATACCGTCCGAGAACTTCCGTCCGATGTTTCTGTTTGTGGAACAGACCCAATACTCCACTTCCTTATCCCATTTATGGGAAAGAACCTTACCACAATATGGGCAGTACAATTTTCTGCTCAATGGATAAGTTCCATGCGGATTTCTTCTGACCTCCGGTCTTGGTACATGAGGCCGTATTTGCTGACCGCCTCTTGGCTTCTTCGGCTTTTCCACCTTTACCTTCTTTGGTTTCTCTACAGGTGTGGGGTCGTATGGGCATTGCTCCGAGGCTTCATATTCTTCCTTGGGATATGCCGTAAAATGCTGCATACCGTATTCATCCAAGTAAGGAACAACCACAATCTCGCCTTCAAATTCTCCCCATGACATTGCTATGGCATTGGGTATCCTTATCCCGTCACAGACTTTTGGATGTACCTTCTGTGCTGTTCGGCATACCCAAACCTCTCTCCGTCTGTTATTTTCATATCTGTGAATCAGATATTTACCGCAATAAGGACAATGCATTTTCTTGCTGAGTGGATAAGTACTTGCACTGTAAGGCTCATCCGTATTGATAGGCTCTTTGTTATTAAGTTCATCGTGTCTGGCTTTCAGAACTTCCTGAACTCTCTCCCATTGCTCTTTGCTGACAATCGCAGGGTGGTTATTCCGGACAATCCACTTCTGCACCTGCCCGTTATTCTTATGCCGATTTCGCATGGCATCCTGATAGGTTTTCTGCAAGGTGCGGTCACCCGTATAGTCATAATTTTTCAAAACTCTTACAACTGCTGAATCAATCCATTCACATCCGAACCGAGTCCGATATCCTTTTTCATTCAGATAGGTTTTAATCTTCCCTACCCAAATTCCCTGCTCCGCCAAATCAAATATGAGGCGCACCACTTCGGCTTCTTTTTCATCAATAACAACCTCATCATTTTCATTCTTTGTGTAGCCGAACATCTTATCAGCAGTCACCACTTCTTTTCCTTCTTCAAACCTTCTGCGGAACATCAGCTTTGCATTATCCGACATTCCTTCGCTTTCTGCCTGTGCAAAAGCAGCCAACACAGTCAGCAGAAGTTCTCCCTCACCCGAAAGGGTACTGATATTCTGAAGTTCAAAAAAAATACCGACACCCATACTTCTGAACTCCCTTGAGAACTTCAGCACGGTTTCGGTATTTCTTGCAAAACGTGATACGCTTTTTACTATGATTAAATCTATTTTCCCTTTACGCACATCGGCTACCATTCTTTTAAATCCCGGTCTGCGTTCTTTGAATCCTGATATGCCTTGGTCGGAATAAATACCGACAAACTCCCATTCAGGATTACTCTCGATGTAATTCTTATAATAGGTAGTCTGATTATCTAAGGAATCTTCCTGCTCCAAAGTATCCGTTGAAACTCTGGCATAAGCGCACACTCGCAGCTTTCTGATTTGCTTTCTGATGGTCGGTTGGATTACTTCAATCTGCATGATTTTGCCCTCCTTTCTCTGGTTGTAGTGTCACATATTACCGTACTATTTTCTGATTATCCAGTTATTTATCCGCAAATCTCGGTGTTATTTTTGCATGAATTTTCTTATGCAAAAAAGAATACCGGACAGCCATAACCGCCCGGTAAACCTTTAGCATTTTGTTACATAATCAAGGGAAATCCATCCGGCTCTTGACTTAAGCCGTCCCCATTTGGTAGCACCCTTACCATCCGCTTCTTCGATAATGGTAAAGATACCGACTCCCGTATATCTTCCCGTCTTGGCACAGTCCGTTCCCGGACCTTTACGGATATTCAGATTAGGCACCTTTACTCTGACCCTATATGGCTCGAACTTATCTTCCACTTTCGTTTCCGCAATGTTCTCCAAAATGGTCAGTATCTTACTGCCGTACCCTTTTCCGGTTGCCCAGCCTTTTCCTTCCGGATTCTCCTTCTGTCCAAGCCACTCCACAAAGGCAGCACAGCCTCTTGTCACATAGCGGAACCTGCTGTCCACACAGTCGTTAACAAGTGCTGTTTCCGATGCATAAGCCTTTAAGTGCTGAATCTGCGCTCGGATACCGATAAGCGGAGTTTCAAAGGAACATCCCTTTTTGCCTCTGCTTGTTACTCCCATACCGCAAAAATTATTCTGATCTAATGTTACGGCCGAACCCTCAAAAGCAAAATTCCCCGTTTCCAAACAGGACTGTGCAAATGCAATGTCACCTCTGACCCCCTCTGCCTCTCCCTCAATGAGATAAAGCGGAATCATATCAATCACAGATTGAGCC